GTTTGGATGCGGCCTAACATTGCCTCACGGTCGCGGATCCAGTCTTCTTCGGTCCACTGTTTTACTTGATCCCAGTCGCGCCAGGCAGTGGGGATGCTTATTCCTTCGCGGGCAGAATGTTCATATACGATTTGGCGCACGCTGTGGCCGTCAAGTTGATGCCGGTACATGCGGCGTTGACGTGCCTCGATATATTCTTGGGCGCGTTTATCACCACGGGTTCGCTTTTTTGGGCCTTCGTAATTAACCATTGGTTTGTGTAGCTCAGTACAACCTATATGAAGTTTTGCCCATTACGCCTGATTTTGCGAGGTTGAATTGTTGCAGGCATAAGTAGCCGAAGGCGTCAAATGCGTGGTCTACGCCTAGATTTTTGTTTGGTAGGCCCGTTCCAGGGGCGTAGGTCAAGCTGCGGAATGATTTGATTAGTTCCTTGCAGCGCGGGTGGATGAAGCAGCGGCGCGTTCCAGTGGCGTCTAGTAGGGCCGTGTTGACGGCGGTGATTTTGTCGCGTACTTTCCACGGGCTGCGGGGTGCACAGACGCGGAATCCTGATTTTCGTAGGATGTTGTGGTCGGTTGCGCCTACACCTTGGGTTTTGCGGGCGCCGCCTGTTGGGTCCGGGCAGGCCATGATGCGACGTTCCAGGCCGTAGCGGCGGATTACTTCTTCCGTGAAGTCCCAGGTCGTGGCGCCGCCTGTTAGGTGGATTTCGTCGAAAACGTAGAGGGTGTCGTTGTCCTTGACCGCGCAGATTCCCGTCATTGGGTCCACGTTGAAATCCACGCCCAGTAGTAGTGGAAGGATTGGGATGTCCTTTGCTTCTGTGCTGATGTTGGCGTCGCTAAATGAGACGGCAACGAGGCCGGATAGGTTTTCAAAGCTGGCCTCGAACTCTTGGCGGAAAGTTCGGGGGTCGAGTTGGCCTCGCGCAGCTTCGATTTCTTCCGGTGGAACGTTGCCGCCTTCGATCGTAGTGAAGCTCCACCGTTTCCAGTTGGCGTCGCCTGTTATGCAGTATTGCCACAGTTCGTAAAACCAGCTGGCCGTTCCATCGGGGGTGGAAATGAATAAGGCCCAGCCCTGTTTGTCGGCTAATGCGGGGCGGATTACCTCGAACCAGACAGGTGCGTCCATAAATGCGGCTTCGTCGAGGACTACGCCGGATAGGCTGCGGCCCCGTAGTGCCATTGCGTTTTCGGTGCCCTTTAGTTCGATCGTGGAGCCGTTGACAAGTTCCAGCTTTAGGTCCGTTTCGTTCTTGGATTTGATCCACGCCGGGGGAACAATACGTTTCATGACTTTCCAGGCAATGTCTTTTGCCATGCGGTAAGTCGGGGCGCAATAAAAGAAGGTCTCGCCGGGGGCAGCAATCGCTCCACGCAAAAGTTCGATGCAGGCCAAGTAGGACTTCCCGAAGCGACGTCCGGCGACTAGTACGCGAAAGCGTACGTCGCTGTTGAAAACTTCACCTTGTGCGTGCCGTAGCGATAGCGGGGGTGGTGTGCGTACGGCCATGTATTACAGAAGAAAGTATTGGGTGCGTATTTTTTGGGGCCTGTAATACAGGATAGTTGACTTTTCGACCTTGCCCCCTTAGTATTACAGTAACAGATGTTTCCCACGTACCAGCAGGTTCCCTATGTTTCACGCCGCGCCGCCCTTGTTGCGAACCCACCCCCGTTGTTGCGAGCGGGTCCGTTGTTAAATTTTGTGACGGAATGAGAATCGTTATCAATCGTCGATCGCTGCGCCGGCTGCGCACATCAGCGATCCTCCAGCAGCGGTGGCCAAGCCCAGCAGCAGCGCCATCCGTGTTGATGTGTGCTCGCTGTCCGGGTGCGCCTGCAATAGGTGGCCACTGGCTACAGCACCACACGCGGCCGTAACGCCGATGACACCAAATAGCGCTGTTTCTGCGAATCGTTTTGTGATGAACTTAGGCATGATAAAGAATCCTGATGTAAAGGTTTGTGAAAGCGGGGGTTTATCTCACTAAACGCGCGCTAAGCGACGCGACACAGTGGATTGACTGATGCCTAGCTGTTGAGCAATTTGGCGTTGGCTGAGGCCGTAGTGACGGCTTAGGCGCTTGGCTTGTCGGGTCTGACGTTGCTGAGTTGACTCAGTGAGCCATAGGATCACGATCAGTGGTAGAAGAATCAACGCGATGATCGCGGCTGTGGTTGTGGTGATCATTGGAAGTAAGGGCAAGCGGTTTGTTGTGATGTTTTCCGCTTGGCCTTTACTGTAGCAACTTATCGGCAGCTGTCGACTTGGTGACGCGCCAATCAATTCTCAAACCGTCACACTGTCAACAATCCACTGGCTAAGCGCTTTCTTCCTAGCGCCGTGCGCTTTAAAGACAACGACACAGCGCCGGAAGCCCTCGCTTGCCTGCTGAGCTTCCAAGGGTTTGGCGCACAGTTTGCAAGACTGACAGGTGACGCTGTCGCGGTATTGTTGCGGGCAAGCTACGAATTGAACGCCGTGCTCATCGGTCCACTGTCTGCGCTCATCATCGTGGGCAGCAACACAAACCGAAGCGAAACCCTGACGTGTCATCGCCGAAGCCTGCGCTTCGGAGTTGCAAGAAAGGTTAATAGTCCAGCCTGATTGATTCTGCTCTTTAACGGTTTCTAGGTTTGACTCGCTGTGAACGTGGTGAGTGTACCCATAGGGCCTCAGCTTATGAAACTTAAAGCTGTCAGCGAGAAAGCCGACAACGGTGTGATCGATTCTGCCGCCGTGGTGTGGAAGATCTCCAGCCGTGTTGACTCTGATCATCGTGCCAGGAGCTGGCTTAAGGTCTCGCAGCTGATCGCATAAGTCCAGCCAGTCGCCGCCACGTTTAGACGTACCATCGTTAAGTTTTTTCCATGCCATGCCTTCATGGCCAAACATGGCATAACAAGTCCGGTTGATTTTGTGCTCGCAAGTGTCGGGGCAGCTATTGCCTGACGTTCTCATGGCGAGCATTGCAGGCTGACCCTTTGCAGTGAGTTTGCGGTTTGCGGTCTTTGTGACTTGGAAACGGGTGATCATTGAAATAAGTGGGTTTAAGTTGAGTTGATACTGTAGCAGATCAGTTGATCCGACCTTTGATCAGATTGACGCTCGCGCTCTTCGCGTAGCCTTTCCCATAGCGCACCAACACGCAAGCAAGACCGGCACGGTCAGCATCTGCGCTGTTGATGTATCGCCCGTAATCCTTGCCAACACTGACGATTTGAAAATCCTTCCCAGCTGACCAATCAGCCCATATGGCTGTTTTGCTGTTGTATGCGCGGCCATAGGCTGCAACGACTGTAAGCTCAAACATTTTGGATACCTTGGTGTGGTTCCCGCTAATCCTCTCACACAATAGAAGGAACCGTCAACCCTCAAAACCAAAATCGTGGAAATTTCCCAAAATTTCCCATTCGGTGATACGCTGGCCACGACAAGCCCGAACCACCCTTTCGGCTTGGTTATTACCAAAACCCAAAAGACTTATCATGCAACGCATAGAAGCAATCCAAGAGATCCGCGCCTTCCAAGAATCGAACCAACCGCGTCAAGTGATCGTGCGTTACCTGGAAGGGCAGGGAGTCTCTAAAACATCCGCCTATCGGTGGATTAATGAAGCGAACAATCTTGACGCGGACGGAAACGCACCAAGGGATCTTGCGATCAAGGCAACAATTCAGATTCTTAATAAAGCGACACAGTGCGAAAACTATGAAATAGCGCTCAAAGCAGCCGCAACACTTGCGAAATTCTCTTAAGCGAAGCCGTGCCAGTTCCTAACCTAGGGACTGGCTTTATTTTTGGCTGATGCAAAGCACCAGAACGCATGGCTTTTTTGCGTGTCCGCGTTTAGTGCTGCTGACCATGAGCGATGGACGTACCACCTCGAAATACTTCGTAATATCCACGTCAGTGCATCACGCGACGCGCCGTGCTAAGGCGGCGTGTGGTGACACGTTCCAGCTGCTTGAATGGCAAATTAGGCCCTGGCCGCTTGTGTGCGGCGATCTGGGCAAGGGTGAATTTTTGACTTCGTGTTACAGCGGAACCTAGCCGGTCATTTTTCGAGGGCCGCTAGGCCCGAGAAATAACGTTCCACCCTTTCTTTAAACCTGGCCTCAGCGCCGATCAATTCGAGTGCTGATAGCTCGCGGACTTGCGGCGCTCCGGTACGGCGTGCCACCACGATTAACGCTCCAGCTGCTTGTATGCCGGTCATTTCGCGTAGTCCCAGCGAGTATGCGCCGCATTGGTCTATGTAGTTTTGTAACATATCCTCGTTGCGTTGCTTGACGCTGGTCTTCCAGTCCACCACATACAGACCTTTCCGGTCTTTTACCTCCAGCAAGGCGTCTGCCGTTCCAGCAAATCCAAGCGGATGCCGGACGCTGAACTCGATCGCATGAATGGCCGCAAGATTGGATTCGATCCACCCACGTAATCCACGGGCATAGCCTGAAGCGCTCCAGTTGACCCTAGGAGCGCTCTGAATGGCCTTTTCGAGTGCCCAGCTGGTGATAGCTGGTGGGCAACGTTCCAGTCCTTCCTTGTTGTCTTTTAGGCTTCCTCGTTTTGTGGCGGTTTGGATGGCGAGTTTTCTGGTGACTCGTAGTAAACGTTCCGCGTGGTCATGGGCAAGCGTTCCACGCTTTGCAGCCATGTCTCGGTCTTCACTAGCAGTCGGTCTAGATAGCCACCGTTCCAGGGCTTGTTGTTGCCATTCGGGTGCCGTTTCTTTGAGAATGTGCGTAACA